AGCAGCCAAACCTCGCCTACCGCTCTCCACATTGGCCGAAAGCCAAAAATAACTATCACTTTCCCGTAACCTATACCGCTCCAGGTCAATCCCTCCACAGTATTCAGATGCACATACTCCAGATATTCTTCGATGTGACCCTTGTAGTTGTCTTTTTCGTAGTCGCGCAAGTCCAGGTCAAGCAGATGCTCTGGCCGGTAAGGCACAATATGCTGGCCCTTAGACAGTTTTACATCTGGAAACGTAATCATATTATTTGAAAATCCGTTTGCGCTGTGTAAACTCCGCCAGTTGCGTGACGGCCACGACCTCGTAATCTACGCTGTTCACCACCGCCCAGCATCAAATACCCAAACGCATCTCCGCAGTGCGAGTGTTCATTCTTGACTGGCATATCCTTGAACCGCTCCTGGCCGGCTCCCATACTTTGACGTTTGAAAAAATATCCGCCAGACAAACTTTTGCGCAGCCGCAAGCATTTTTTGTCTACAATCAGCCCTGGCTTTCCAGAAACAAGTCTCGACATAGGCGCTGCCCCTGCTTCGCGCCGCACCTGGAAAGCATTGCTTTCTGTTGGCTGCGCCTTGAAGCCCAGGCTTCGTAAATGGTCAAACGCAGTCACTTCGTATATCTCATCACGTTTATTGCCCGCCGGGTCGCCCCAGATCAGGATTTCGTTTTTGTGATATCGTTCTGCAATCCTGCCGAGAAGCTCCTGACCAAACCGCTCCAGGCCCATATCAAAAGTCACCAGCTCATCCAGTATGCGCCAGCCGCCAGTATTAGTCCTTTGGCCAAAGACAGCCGCCGGCGTCAATCCAAAGTCAACGCCTATCTGGACAGGAAAGTACGGGTCAACTTCTGTGTCGCCGGACATCAGCTCATCATCATACTCCGGCCAGACAGGCCGGCCTTCCTGGACAAACGTAAACTTGCCTTCAGCGTAGCACCGTATCCAATCCAGATTTTTGCCGCCCAGCAGCTGATGGTAGTACCCTGCCGGCAGATTATCTTTGTTCTCAGCCTTTTGGTTTACCTTCCACCAACGACCCGCGCTATGTATATAATCCTGGGCCTCTGGATTTTCTGGCAGCTCATCCGGGCTGGCTTGTACTACGCCGCCAGGCTGACGAAAAAAGTTCCAGGCATATTTACCTGTGATGCGCTCCTTCTCAGAAACATTGTGATACCAGTGATCCGAGTCAGGCGGGTTTGTGTCCATCCAGATGCCATGCCAGGTAGCTCCCCCATCTGCCTTTGTCGGATACCGGCCTACACGGTGAGACAATCCATCAATGACAGCTTTCGGCAGCTCCCGGCACTCATTGCACCACGCCCCGGTTATTTCAAGAGACAACAGCTTCCGCACCGACTGCGGTGTATCCAGGGCTAAAAATATAACCTCGCAATCAATCCCGGCAGCATCGCCCCTGGGCGGCAGCTTCAAATGATGTGTAATCGGCGGCTGCCATCTCATGCCTCCCCAGGTGGACTCAGGGAAAAGTTCTTGCCAAGTCTTGATAGTGGTGGTTCTGAGTTCGGGGTATGTATTTCGCACAACCACAAAGCGAGTGTATCGAACACCATCTCTGGGGGATGGCCGTTGTCTAACTGCTCTAAGCATAATTTCAGCAGCACATCCATAGCTTTTTCCACTTCCGACTGGCCCCATGATTCCTCTGACAAATCCGTCATCGTTCAAAAACTTCCAAACTGTTGGACTTTGCGAAAAGTCTAAATCTAAACTAGGTGTATCCGGCACGTTTTAACTTTCCTTGTCAATCTCTTCTGCCTCAATCACTGGCCCCTTCATGTTGATGCCCACAATCGATGGCTTATCCTCGTTCTGTTCAGCATCCAACATACCAGACGCCTTTGCAAGCACTCGCAGCGTGCTGACCTTATCGTGCATCTCGATAGTGACATCATCACCCCGCACAGATATCTTCTTTATAGCCCGCAAAGCGTGTTCCGGTATATCCTCGATAGGCTTTATAGTCCCGTCCAGATTTACAATATCCGTGATGTTAGCAGTGCCCAGGGCAATCAATTCCTGGGCCACCGCTTCTTTGTTCTGATGCAGCGTCTCAGACCGGCCTATCCGCCGCTGAACCATCCGCATCCCGCCAAACCGACCAATCGGTGGACGCTTGTCAGACTTCTCCGCCATCAGAAGTTAATTATCTCCGCTTCTAACTTTGGCGCTTGGCCATCATCCTCAAACAAATTCAGCCATACCTCACCTTCTGCATTTGGCAGCGGTAAACTCTCCAGCTTCACCCGTATCTTCCCGTTCTCATCCATGAAAGCAACGCCATGCTTGAGCCAGATAGGCTTGTCCCGGCCCGGTATATCCTTCGCTTGACTTACATTGAAACGCTTTTTCGGCATCTAGTCCTCCAATAATAGCTCGTAATCCTCGTAAACCAATATGGGAGAGTCCGAGCCGACACACCCCCTGGCAATATTAAAATCAAACCACTCCCATGCAGTATCACTGTCCCATTCGTTCTGCTTCATCAGCTCAGACACAATCTTCTCAATGCTGTACACCATGCGATTATCGTAGTTGCTGCCAACCGCAACGCCAAGTATGGCCTTATCCATGCCATCAATTTTAACAATAGACATCAATTAACCTTTCAGGAAAAAGCGGAAAATATTTGCGCGGGGTCCTGCACACACAGGCCGAGGGTGGGGGGGCAGGGGGTCGCGTGCCGGCGGCGCCAAAATCAGCAGCACGCGGCAAATCGCAGCTGTTTGTCGCATAATGTGCATTATGGAAGGCGGGAATCGTTTTATTACAGTCACTTAGCTGATACATAATATTATGGCTGCTGATGTGTCGCTTTTGAGACAGAATATTCATGGCATCCTCTTCAATCCGGCAGCGGTTTTGCGCAGCACCTGGTTTACCTGGTCGTTGCTGCTGCTGCCCAGTGCCCGGCTGACCGGCTTGGCAAAATATCCCAGGCCGCGTGCAAAGTCCCTGGCGTTCTTGGCGCAGTAATCGTGATGGTTTTGTAGGATATCCGCCAGTTGCCGAGGCTCAAGACCATCTCTGACCCAGGTTTGTGCCAAGTCAAAGTCTCGATCATTCCAAATCCTGGGCGTGCCGTAGGCGTCTGCTGCTTTCAGAAACAAGCTACACAACAGCCTTGCCTTATTCCTTATATCGTTATTATTACTCGTTAGTGTCTCGTTTAGTGCAACCTTAGATGTTGCAGCTGCCGCAACCTCAGATGTTGCACCTACCTGCAACTCCTGATGTTGCACCTGACCCTTTGCACCTGCAACCTCTGGTGTTGCACCTGTCAATCCGGCTTCCCGTTCGGCCAGGTCCATCTGTTCCCTGGCGGATAGGTTGCTGCGCTGTTCGTCTTCATCCATGTGCTGCTCTCCGTATTTTACTTTGAACGTGGTTGTCTTCTGGTCTTTGTACTGTTTGCGCGCGTGTACCAGGTAGCCGAGATGCAGCAGCTTCTGCACTTGCCGGCTGACTGCCTGGCGACTGATGCCCAGGTCTGACGCCAGGCGCCCCTGGCTTACAAACGTCCGGCCTAGTTCGTCTGTGTAGCTGCAGATTGCTGCCAGCACTGACAGCGCTGCGCTTCTGTTTATTTCTGGGTCGCGTACTGCTTCTATCGGCAGTATGCTGTACCGTCTTAGGTCTTTGCTGCGAATTGTTGGCGGCTTCATGCTCCATCCACGCAGCGATAGCCTGGATAAGTTCCGGCTCCGTCCATGTCTTGCGTCCTTTCTCTAATGTGTAAGCCTCTGCAATGCGAAAGACGCCCCATCCATCGCGTGTGCAGTCTCGATACAGCCAGGCTGCGTGTTCTATTGCGTCACTCATCCCAGCTCACTGATGCGATCAGCAGCGGCTGACCGTATGTTTTTTTTATCTGTAAATCATAAACCTGGGCATCGTCTACATAAACAATCCCATTGAAGGCATCCAGGGCCGACTTGGCCACGTTGTCGATGTCTGGCCGGCCTGGTGTGTACTCGCCCAGCTGCGCTGCTTGTTGGCGCCATTTTGCCCAAGACTTTGGTATTGCAAACTGCGCCAGGATTATCATCTTGCAGGGCAGGTCAGTTGTTTCCAGGTTGAACTGGTCCATCTCCTGGCGGGCTTCAGCTGCCAGCAGCTCTTCGTAATCTTTTGATTTCTTGGGTGTGTATGCCCGGCCTCCGCCGAACCTGGGCCGGCCTTTGCCGACTGGCTGACCCGGCAGCACAATATGAACCTGTGTCATTTGATCCTCTTCTGATTCCGGGTTAGCCATTCCGCCAGGTCGTGATGTTCCTGGACTGCCTTCTGCATCTTGACGCCATGAACTGCCATCCCGTTTTGCATCAGCTCAACGGCGACAGCTGCCTGGCTTTTGTTTTGGCAACGGGCCAGTGTCTCGATTTCACTGCGTAAAGCCGGCGGCATCCGCATAAAAAAGGGCACAAGATTGGCGCTGCGCTGCCTGGTATTCCTGGTTTTCATAAAAAAAATTACCTTTTTTATCTAACAAAAACAAACACTTGCAAAAAAAGTTACAAAAAACTGCATTTTTTTGCGATATCACTCTTGACTATACCGATATCACAGTTTAAATAAAGGGTGTAGGTTGGTGATAAAGAGGAGATACGGGATGAAAGATTTGTTCGACATTGCGGAGCGGAGCCAGCCCGGAGAGCGGCAGACAGACATTGAGTTAATCATCGAGGAGAAAGCCATGAATCTGACAGACAACGAAATCAAAGCCATGAAGGCTTGCTTGAACTACCGGAACCGGGAAGATCAGATGTACGATAACTTCAGCGACACTGGTCCTGTCGATATCGCCAAAGAACTTGGCTGGGATATGCACCAGGTCGGCGGTTTGCTTGCCAGCTTGGAGAACAAGGGCATGGCCTGGGTGGATGACCGGAGCGATGACAGCCACATGAAAGGCTGCGGCACAGATATGCACATCGTCTGGTTGACCGAGAAGGGCGTGAACGCAATCTTCGACATCATCGAGAAGGAGGGCAAATAGATGACAGTAGCAGCGGAATTGAAGAGGCTCAAGGCTTTGTTGGCTGGCTGGGAGAAGTATTCCCCCAGCCCTCGCAAGGGTGTTGCGATGGCAAAGATTGAAAGAAAGATAAAAGAATTGGAGGGCAAATAGATGGAAGCCAAACACAGCATCAAATTTTTAAATCACGGTGAGTTTGTTGAACACCAGACCAGAGTTCCAGTAACCGGCATCAGCCATTGTGGCAGCGGGGAGAAGGACGGCAAGACTTACGGGACTATCACGTTCTACACTTTTGATGATTGTGAAAAGTATTGGATTGATGCTTTTTTCAACGAGCCTGACTACAAAACAAAGGTGGTCGGCAAAACAATTATCTTCTGGGGGGTTGATAAACGGTGATAGATTGCTTATATAAAGGTTGTAAGGAGGAGTTGATATGACAGATTTCAATAAATGGTTAGATACTTTCGTTGAGGAGAAGGGCCTGGACCTGGACTTCACGTTCGAGGTTGAGGGCTCAGGTTGTGGCGTCAACTTCATTCCGCTTGGCTGCGTTGTCGATTTCATGAAGACGACAGACACGATTACCAAGAGCAAAGTCAAGGATACCCTGGTCAAAATTGATTTCATGAACGGCGATGTGATGGACTTCTTCAATCACTGCGCTGCTGGCTTGGCAAAATAGGAGGGACGCCATGAAAATACACTACGCAGCAAAATGTTTTGATACAGCAGCAGAGGTTGACAATTACCCCTGGGGCTTTCGGATGAAGACGCAGCGGCGGTACTGGGTTGAGACAACCAAGCATGGGGACCGGTCTGTTGTCTGTACCATGAACCCCAAAACCGGCAAATGGTGCAAGCCTAAGAAAAGCACCTACGAGGCGGTGTTGGTTGTTACTGAGGCAGAGGATGGCAAGCTTGGCACTGCCGGTATCGGCAAGCACTGCAGCGAGGAGCGGTTGGCTGACGTGTTTGATTGGTTGGAGTGGGACAAGCTGAACGACCAGCAGAAAGCCCAGGTCTGCAAGATCAACGCGATGAACGATGTGATGAAGCACGTTACATTCACAGTGGGCGCCCGGCCTACAGACCCAGAGGAGCGGGCCAAGAAAGACGCAGAACAGGCTGAGATAGAAGGCAAGATAGCCGGCCTGATAAACGCAAAGACAGCCGCTTGCATGACAAAAAACGGCATAGGAGGTGCAGCATGAGCTACTATGTAGAATGGCCAACCATTGACAAAGACGGGGACCGGGGCGCAATCCTGTTCCCGATCTGTAAGACCCTGGCCGATGTGGCCAAGTACGCGACCCGGACGCTGGATGTGTTTGGTGAGAAGTGGAAGGGGGGAGGCAAAGACTACGAGCCTGGCAAATACCTGACCATTTTTAAAAACAAACGGACCGGGCCGGAGCTGATTGGCTACTACGAGCTTGTCGATGGCAAGCTCAAGAAGGCGGGCACTCTGAAACTGACAGAGTGGACGGTGGTAAAATGATAAGCAAGTTGTTTGCAGCAGCTTTCATTGTGTTGGTCAGCCTGGTGTTCGGGCTGGCCTTCATCAATCTCATGATAGGCTGCGGGCAAATAGTGTACTACCAGGACGGAACCTGGGAGACACTGGACTGCCTGTTTATCCCATACGAAACAGCACAGGGAAAATGGTAATGATTAAATTAGAAGCAAAAGACCAAAAGCAAGCCAATTTGTTTATAAAGTGGATTTGCTTAAACGAGTGTAACTTTTGGGGCAACGATGAGGCTGTAGTTGCACATAAGCGCATCCTGCGGAGTTGCCGTCAGTCAGTAGCCAAGGCAATGGGCATGAAGCCTACAGAGGTTCCTAGCGAGGCTCTGGACTTGTACAAGGGCAATGAAGAGTTTGCCAAAAACATGGAGCGTTAAGATGGATAATCATACCTGCGATAAATTGATTGAAATCCTTAAAGGGATTAAAGAAACCAACCACACTATGGAGATGGATAACCCGTATGAAAATCCTGATTTTGGAAAGGATTGGTATTATCCAGCTGAAAGGCAACACTATCAGCTTATTGATGCGTTTGTTTCAACAATCAAAGAACAAACAGACATCAGCAAATCAGATTTTAAATAATGATTTGCCGTTACGGAAAAGCACATGAACCAACACCAGCCGGCTGGACAAAGCACCCGATGGTCGGCTGGCAAGGCGAACGAAACAGGGTGATATTTGTAAAAGAGGACGACCAAATGAAAGTTGATATCAAAACAATGCACCACCGGGACGCACCGGACACTGAGGTTGAGGCAGCTGAGAAGGTGGCGCCGCGTGTCACCGGGCTGCGTCTCAAGACACTGCGCTATCTGTCACAGTACGGAGCAGCCACCGGGGAAGAGGTGGCAGCCGGCCTGGATGAATGGCTGTACAGCGTGAAGCCACGCATCACTGAGCTGGCCCGGTACGGTCTGGTCCAGGACAGCGGGGACAGAAAGCTGAACGTCAGAAAACGCCGGGAAATAATTTGGCAGATTACAGAAGCAGGAGAGGAGCTGATGAAAGTGTACTATGCTACACCTTATCCCACACGAGAGGAGCTGCTCAATGGCTAAGCTATCACCAGACAATCATTTATCTGGCAGCCAGCTGGCAGCGTACATGGGGCACAGCCCCTGGCAGGACGCATACGATGTGCTGCTGCGTGCCCGCGAAAGCCTGGAGGGCAAGCCCCGGCCAGAGCTGGACAGCTTGCAAGTTGACATGGGGGACGCAACAGAGGACGTCACGCTGCAGCGCGGCTGCCGCCTGGTCGGCCTAGACCCGGACCAGATAGCAACACACAGCCACACAGAGGCGAAGAAACACCCGCTGATCGAGCTGTACTATTCTGATGACGGGCTGCACAGCATCCCGGATGATGAGCCGGTTACGTTCAAAACAGATGAGGCTGCCGGCATCTATGTGATGACGAGGAGCGGGCAGCTGGACGTTAGCGGCAAGATTGTCCTGGAGGCAAAGTTCACCACCACGCCGCAGCGCGAGAATGACCCGCCACTGTACCGGGGGACGATACAAGTCCAGGCGGGCATGATGTGCCACAACGCACACACCGGCATCATCTTTACAAACTACGCCGGGCGCCGCATCACTGCGCACATTTATCCGTCACACTCTCAGACGCAATCGGCAATCAAGTCAGCTGTCAATGACTTTGAACGGCACATGGCAGCCGGAACTTGGCCGGAGCCACGTTCACCAGAGGAAGCAGCCAAGCTGCATCCCGCACCAAAAGAAACAGAAGAGGAGATAGAGCTAGATGCAGACCTTGCAGAAGCTGTACGCAATTACCAGGCGGCGACAGACGCAATCAAAAACGCAGAAGACATCAAAGCAGAAACACAAGCCACAATCATGGCAGCCCTCGGCAGCAACAGCCGAGGCAGGATCATCGCCGGCAACACTCTCTACCATGTCAGCTGGCCAACCAGAAACTACAAAGCGAAACCGGCGGAGTGCTGCCCATCGTGCAGCCACGTCATCAAGCCAGGGACAGAGGCAAAATCTGTCAGACAAAAAACCATCACAATCAAGGAGCAAAACGATGGATGAATTTAAAATTGAAAAAGGTGTGCCTTGCCCAAAGCGCAATAGAACCCACGGAAAATGGCAGAAGCTGGCTGCTATGATGAAGAAAGGAGACAGTGTAGTGCTGCCAACCGGCACACAAAAGAGTGCATTGTTTGCGGCGATTAAAAACTCCGGCGGCAAGGCGGTCAGCCGTAGTATAGAAGAGGGATATCGTGTTTGGAGGATAAAGTAATGTCGAAAAGTATAACGCTAACGCCTCAGAATATGACTGAGGCAATGGACTTCGCCAAGATGCTGTCACAGTCAGCAATGGTCCCGGCTAACTTCAAAGGCAAGCCGCAGGACTGCCTGGTTGCCATGCAGTGGGGCTTTGAGGTAGGGCTGCAGCCGATGCAAGCTCTGCAGAATATTGCCGTGATTAACGGGAGGCCAACCATCTGGGGAGATGCTGCGCTTGCCCTGGTCAGATCACACCCGGACTGCAAGGGAGTAGATGAAAAGATTGAGGGGGAGGGCGACAATATGCGGGCCGTCTGCACCGTCAAGCGTGCGCATGGGGAGATGTTTAAAGGGCATCGACAAATAGAGGAAACTACCCGATATTTCTCTGTCGCAAACGCCAAGACAGCCAAGCTGTGGGGCAAACAAGGCCCGTGGACACAGTACCCGGAGCGGATGCTGGCCCAGAGAGCCAGGGGATTTGCGCTGCGTGATGCTTTCCCGGATGCGCTGAAGGGGATCATCACCCGTGAAGAGGCAGAAGATATCCCGACCAAGCCAAAGAATATTACACCGGAACCACCCAAAAACCAGCTGGACGATATAAAGGCACCAGAGAGCGAGGAGCAAGAGACTGTGGTGGTAGACACCGGGGAAGTCATCGAGGACGCTGCAGAGCCACCAGAGGACCAGGAAACGTATCTTTATCATCTAATCGGACGTAGCGGTAAGCAGATTGATGAGCCGACAACGGACCCGGACAAATTTGGCAACGGTCTGATGCAAGTGTTTTGCACTGCTGCACTAGCGGAGCGGGACAAGGAAGGCAACCCGATAAACGAGCGGGACCGGATGTCGTTACTCAAGCAGCTGAAGGAAGCGAACCAGGACGGCATCGACAATATGCCAGAAGATGTGAAGCAGATAGTCGCCGATGAGTACCGCAAGCAGCTGAGAATGTTAGGAGCAAAGTTAAATGCGACATAGCACTGTCGAACAGTTGAAAACATTAGACAAGGCTTATCAAAAGAAAATTTTGCTGTGGTTAAAGTCTATTGGATTTAAAGCTGATGCTAAATATTTGAAAAAGAAACTCGATGAGGGTAAAAATTATGGAACAAATTAAATACAATCTGACAGAACGTCAGAGGGAGATGTTTGATTATCTGTCGGTATATCAACAGGCCCACGGGACAACACCGACACAAACAGAGATGGCTGCGCACTTCAATATCAGCCAATCAAACGTAGCAAAGCACCTGGCTGCACTAGAACGCCGGGGCTGGGTAATGCGCGGCAAGGGAATGAAGAACGCTCTGGTCCTGCTGGACTAGGCAACCAGCCCCTTACGATATTTATTCTTACGGTCAAAGGTCAGGACTTCCTTGCGGTTGCCCTGGCCTTTGTAACTGCAATGTATCCAGCCGGTGTTGCCGCCTTCGTAATGCTCCAGGATCAACTGGTCAAAATCCAGGTTGGCTGCAATCCAGCCGGCTACTTCTAGATTATTTACACCGGGCACTTCAAAATCTACTGCCTCACCTTTTGCGTGCTGACTGTTGACGCTGCTGCCAATGGCAACACACAACTCCCCGCTCCGGTAGCCGCTACTGGGGCTGAACGGTATTTCGTACTGTATCCGTACAGGCTCTAGGATATTCAAGCACAGCTTTTCCATCGCCTTGATGTGAGTCTCTGTCGGCACGTTTGGTATACCCTTGCGTGCAGCCGTCTGACTCTTGACCATTTCCTCAAGGCTAAAATGAGGCGTCAGCTTCATGCTTTCTTTTTGGCCTTCTTCATTTTCAGCATGGCCAGGCGCTTCATCTTTGGGTCCATCTTATTTTCTTTCGATGGCCGCCCCATTTTTTTTCCATACGTTCCTTTACCCATAGGCATGACACTATCCTTTCCTAAATAAATCTGCGTCTGCTTTCTTCACCGTTGCTTTGCCCTTTACATGGGCCTTCAGCCGGGCCACCGCCCAGGCATGAGCTGACATTCCGGGACGGCTGCCGGATGAATAGTACGCACCCAGGCCGCGCTTGTAAATCTTCTCTGCCCTGGATGCGCCGAGAGCCTTTTTATATTTCTCTGGCGCTGCCATCAGCTGCCTACCTTTTTCATTGTTCTTTTGTGAGCTTCACGAAAACTAACGCCCCTCATCATCATCTTAGTCATTTCTTTCATGTGCTTGGCTGTGTGATGGCGAGAGTGTTTTTTCATAGTAGCCCTTTGACTACTTGTTAAGGATTTATTTTTTACCTTGCTCATCGCTTGCTCCTCTGTTCACTGATACGGTCCATCTCTGCCGGACTAAGCAGCCCCTTCTTATACCGGCGCCGAGTGCGTTTGATCTCTGCCCTGGTCGCTGCCTTGTTCTTGCTGCCGCTTACATACTTTTTAGGCAAGCCGCTTTCTTTTTCTTTGGGCACTGTTTTAAATCTGCGCATCACTTTTTCCTAAATTTATCTAC